CGATGACCCGATCAGAATTTGCGAAACGTTGCGGGGTGTCCCCCGCGGCAATCACCCAGGCGGTTGAGGCGGGCTCGGTAAAGATCGGCAAAACGGGGCGAATCGATCCCGCTCACATGACCAACCTGAATTATTACGAGCGCATAAAATCGCGCATATCCCCCGGCGCGATGCCGAAGAAAAACGGGCGTAAACCGACGCCCGGTACAGAGGGGTGGACGAAGACCGACGCCGATATCGCGAAGGCGAACGCGCAGACCGCAAAAATCCACATGGAGATCGCGCAACGGATGGGGGCACTCCTGCTGACCGAAGAGGTCGACCGGTGTTTCGGCGATATCTACGGCGCGTTTTCAAACCACGTGCTCACGTTCGGGCAACGCATGGCCCCGGTGATCTGTTCATCGCTGGATGCTGTGGGAGTCGAGGCGGTATTGCGTGTACAGAAAATTCTTGACGATGAGCACGAGCGGATCCTTGAGGACGTTCGCCGTGCAACGGTGGAAGGTTTGGAGTCGCGCAAATACAAACCTGTGGACAACATGGATGAGGACGACGAATGAAGATCACCCTCACCCCCGAACAGCGCGAGGCGATGCTGCGGGCGTTGCGTAAAGCAGTACTCCGCATACCGACGCGGATCCCTGACTTGTTGATCTCCGCGTATGCGACCAGGCGGATCATGCCGATGGGCTCGCCCCGCCCGGGCAGATGGTCGAACGACCTGACCCCGTTCTGGATTTCCGTCATGGATGCCCTGAGTCCGACGAGCCCGGTCCAGCGTGGCGTTATTCTCAAGAGCGCACAGATCGGCGCGACCGCGATCGCGGAAATTATTTTGTGTTACTACATGGACGTGCTCCCGAGTGATATCCTGTTTTTGAGCGCGAACGAAAAACTGTTGGAGCGGTGGGCGTCGCGCCGGTTGGAGAAGGCGATCGACTCGTTCGGCATTCGCCCGAAGATCTATAGCAGTGTGGACAACGCGAAATCGCGCCGCACCGGAGACAAGGCATTTTCGAAAGAGTACTCGGGTTGTCAGTTGGATCTTGCATCGGCGCGCAGCGCAGCGCAGCAACGCGCAACGGACAAGCGCATTTTGTTGCGCGACGAGATCGACGGAGCCCCCGCGTTGCTCACAACGGGCGAGGGTTATTTCCTTGACGTGAGTTGGGCGCGAACGAACGCCTGGGGGCATCGGCGTAAGGTGCTTGACTTCGGCACGCCGACAACGTACGACGCGAGCGAGATCTGGAAAGCGTTCCTAGACGGCGATCAGTGTGTATATCACGTGCCGTGTCCCCACTGCGGCGCGTTGCAGGAGCTGCAGTTCGGCGACGAGCGAACACAGCACGGATTGAAGGCGGAGACGCAGGCGGGGACCTTTGTGCGCGCTTATTATTTGTGTGACCATTGTCACGACGCCATTTTCGAACACCACAAATACGCGGCGAATCTCAAGGGTGACTGGATACCCGGCGCGATGAGTAGTAACCCCTATTGGAAATCGTGGCGGATCTCGTCGCTGTATTCTCCGTTTATGTCGTGGGATGATCTGTGGAGGCAATGGGACGCTGCGCTGAAAAAGCCCGACGGCATGCGCTCGTTTATCAATCTCTATTCGGGGATGCCGTACCGCGAAACGGGATCACGTCCTCGGATGGAAAACGTGATCAGTTTGCGCAGCGGGTACCAGCGGGGCACCGTGCCCGAGGGCGTTGTGTATCTGACGTTCGGGCTCGACGTGCAGCGCGGATCGACGAAAGAGGGCAAACTACCCGCGCGTCTTGAGCTTGAGATTCTCGGCACAGGGCGGGGGTACCGAACGTGGTCGATCGATTACGTGGTGGTCGAGGGCGAGATTGAGGACCCCCACTCGGGCGCGTGGGAGGCGTTGCATCAGATGGCCATGGAGGGGAAATTTAATTACACGCTCGCCGACGGCAGGGTTGTGACGCCGCGCCTCGGTCTCGCTGATACAGGCGACCAGGGGGAACACACTCACACCGTGATCCGGTTTTGTGAGCGGTGGGCTAACACGTTCCCCTCCAAGGGGTTCGGAAGTTTGAAGCGCCGGCACGGCGAACAGATCGACGAGGCCTCCCCGAAGGACTTCACCCGGTACAGGGTGTCCCGGATGAAAGACGGCGAGAAGTTTTATGCGATCAGTACGAACTACTACAAGCGCCTTGTATATTCGAATTTGAAACTGACCCGCACCGAGACGGGCGACCCACCGCCCGGTTTCTGTGAATTTCCAATGGACTATCCGGAGCGGTATTTCGAAATGCTCACGGCCGAAGAGATGAAAGCCGACGGATCGTTTGACGCGGGCGGCCGACGCAACGAGGCGATCGACTGTCGCGTCATGGCGTTGTGCGCAGCTGACATCTATCTGGATTCCCTTGTGGAGTCCATACGTGCAACGGCGCGTCTCCGCGGCGCGTCCGAGGTGGAAGTCACGCAGATCGGCAAGCGCGACGCGCTCGACTGGCTGAGTGATAATTGCTAACACGCTGCACTATTGCACCGGGTGCCCCCCTCGGGGTAGTATGTCCCCATGGCAGGGATCGACAGAGCATATATGATCGCGCAACGGGACCGGTGGGAAACTATCCTCACGACCGCACAGGACACGCTCGCCGAGGCCATGGCATCAACAATACAGTCGTATGAGCTGGAGACAACCGAGGGTAGGCAGAAGGTCACGGACAAGCAGCTTGCGGGGCTGGAGACGGCAGTGGCGAGCGCGACGAAGTGGTTCGAATATTGGTGCCGGCGCCTTGACGGTAACGGGATCGTTGCGATGAAGCTACGCAGGAAGCCGGGGGAATGAGTAACCCGATCACAAGTTTTTTCGGTCGAATGTTCTCCGCGCCCGTTCTCGCGCGCATCGAGTCCGACGGCGTCGAGGGCGCGGCGGCGTCGTACGGTTTTGATATTGGGGGAGGCGGCTGGGGTCGCGGCGGCGCGAGCGGATCGAAGTCGCCCGGCGGGTTGAGCGCGTCGGGTATGGCGCGCCTGTACGATCATCGGCGGCTGCGGCGCAACGTGCGCGACGCTATGTATGATAGTGTGCAGTGTCGTGGCATTGTCCAGCGGTACGCAGATTTGATCGCCGACACCGGTTTGAAATTGCGGCTTGAGCCGAACGCGCGGATCCTCGGGATCGATGCGCAGACGGCGAGCGAGTGGGCGGACGAACAAAGCGAACGTTTCCACCTGTGGGCGCAGTCGAAGGACAGCAGCGCCGACGGCGTGAATAACTTTTACCAGAATCAACACCTGTACGCTTTTCAGCAGCAGCGCGACAATGATCTGTTTGTGCGCCTGCATTACAAGAGCGACCGCGCGTTGATCAGTCCGTTGCAGATCCAGTTCATCGACGCCGATCAGATTGGCGGGTGCGCGTACACCGCAACCGATGGTTTTCAATACGCGCTCGACGGTATCCACCGAGACGGCGACGGCAGGGAAACCAGGTATGACGTGGCAATCTGGGACGGCCGACAGTACAAGTGGGTAACAGTGCCCGCTGTGTCCGGCAAGCGTCGCATGATGCTACACGGATTCACTCCGGAGTATGCCGGCCAGGGGCGCGGGTATTCACGCCTCGCCCACGCGCTCGCAGAGTTTGAATCACTTACTGATTTCAGCGCGGCGCAGATTGCCAAGGCGATCAATCAATCCCAATTCGGGTTTTATACGAAGCCCTCGAAGGATGGCCCCGCGTCAAATCCGTTGTCTGATTTTATGGCGACGGCAGGGCCGCGCCCGTCGAGCTACATCGGCGCGAACCCTAACCCTTCGGTCGCTGCAGCTGACGGCCCGATCGTGGACTTCCGCTTGTTGAACGAGTTCACCATGCGCCAACCCGGCGCGATGTGGGTCGCGAATCTCATGTCTGGAGAAGACATGAAACCGGTAGACAGCACCGCGCCGGCGGACGGTTTCGACCGTTTTGTCGATGCGTTCGTGACGCACCTCGCCGCGTCCGTGTCAATGCCGATCGAAGTGCTGTTGATGAAGTTCGGGCAGAACTACAGCGCGAGCCGTGCAACGCTTGTGTTGTTGTGGCGCGTGCTCGGCATGTGGCGCGCTGAGATGGCGGCGGACTTTTTGAACCCCGTTGTCGAGGCGTGGCTTGCCGAAGAAATCGCGGCCGGCCGCGCGACCGCTCCAGGGTGGTCTGATCCGCGTATGCGTGCAGCGTGGACACAGTGCAGATGGATCGGCGCACCGGTGCCGAGTATTGACCCGTTGAAAGAAGCGAAGGCCGATCAGGCGCGAACCGAAATGGGACACATGACGCTCGACGATGGGGCGTTGAATTTTAATGGATCGAATGGTGCATCTAACCGGGCGAAACTCGCCCGCGAAATTCCCGAGCTGACGCCGCCCCCGTGGTCTAAGGCGTGGACGGGTAACGATAGGAGCGAAGACAATGACGAACCCGGCACTGGTAGACCTGACGCAGAATGAGTGGACAAAGGTCGCGACGAACGTAACGAACGCGCAAGTAGGGGGACAGTCCCCCTCGGTCAATTTTTTGTTGACGTTGCGCGATACGGGGCAGGCTGCACCGAGTAACAGCGAAACCGACGAGGGTCGCCCGTTCGGGGAGTTCGGCCTCGTTGTGCAGAACACGACGGCCGTTGACGTGTATGTATGGACCGACTCCGATCTCGGAACGGTTTTGGTGCACGCGTGATTTTCGAAAACAGGCCCTCCGCCGGTAATGGCGGAACCACCGACGGGCAGGCGTTAACCGCCGCACTCGTGGTGGTACAGAGCAATCTTGAAACCGCGTTGGAAGTCGAGGGACTCGGAGCGAATCATGCGAAGCTCTTGCGCGTGGATGTTCCCGGCCTGTGGGAGAAACCGCGCAACTGCAGCGACGGTGCGATCACGGCGTTCGCGGATGCGGGCGATGATGAACACGTTGTCGTTACCAGTAACGGTCACCCACTGCAGAACGGCGATCTCGTGGTAATCGCGGGTACGACCGACTATGATGGCGAGTATGAAGTGTCCAGCGTTGCGGTAAACACGTTCGAAATCGTGGCGACGTGGGGCGTCACCCGTGAGGGTACATGGCGCTTCGTTGTGGAGTACTACAGCCCAGAGGAGCACTATAAAGCCCTCACCGGTCTGTATGCGTCGCGGTACTATTTCGGCGCGGTGGAGAACGCCGACGTTATCGGGCAACCCGCCGACGAGCTGCTCGGCGTGTATTTCCGTCTCGTGGATTCGACGGCGACGCCGGTGATCCTGACTTCCCCCTGCACGGGGCGCTATGTCAAGAGCGCGGATGAAATCGTGAGCATTGACGAAATCGACGGCGACGTGACGGTCAACATAACAGTCACAACGTCCACCTTGGCGATCAGCAACGGGTGGATCGATGTGCTGAAATCGGGGGCGTGATATGAATAACCCGGAGATCAAAACGACTACGGACGCCGCGTGGACGAAAGTGGCGACGAATGTCACTGAAGGCCGCGTGTATGCAACGAATAGTAAAGCGCGGTACGGCATCACGTTCCGTCTCACCGGCGGCGCGGCACCTCACGTCGTCAACGATCTGCCCGAGGCATTACCCGTCCCGGTCGACGGCGCGGAGATCAGTTGCTCCGATGCCGTCGACGTCTATGTTTACGCGTGGGGCGCGGGCGGGTCGGTATTGGTGCACGTATGATCACCGATACCTACTTGGCGATTGATGCGGCGTGGTTTGACGGCTACGCGGCGCGGCTGATCGAAGCCGCCCCGAAGGCGGCGATCCCGGTCGGTATGGGGGTCAGCGTCCCGGATGTGTTGACTGGCGTATCGGGGGATACGGCGCGGATCCGCATCTCCGGGCCGATGACTGCCGAAGCGCCAACACCGCTGGACGTTGTACTCGGCGAAGCGGGCACGGCTTACCCGCATATACTCGACGCGATCCGCGCTGCGGATGAGCAGCTCGGGGCAAACGTCGGGCCAACCGGCGGCCGGGTAGTTGTGGACATCGATACCCCCGGCGGTGAAGTGCGCGGCATTGAAGCGGTTCACGCCGCGTTCGCTGCAGTAGCGGAGCGCCGCGAGGTGGAATTTGTAAACGGCGGCAGGATGACCAGCGGCGGCGCGTGGCTTGCTTCGGCGGGTACACGGATCACGTCCAAGGGTGAGGCGTCTATGTTCGGGAGCGTTGGCGTTATCGTCAACACGCTGGATATCTCCGCCGCGTTGGAAAAATTCGGCGTCAAGAGGGTGAGCATTACGAATACCGTTGGCGCTGAAAAGGCACCGGATATTTCGACCGATACGGGCCGCGCGGCTATACGCGCACGGCTTGACGAGATTTACAGCGTGTTCCGTGATCGGGTGACAGCACGCGGAACGATCAGCGCCGAACAGGTGGACGCCCTCCGGGGATCGGTCGTGCTAACACGCGCGGCTATTGCCATAGGTTTGGCAGATGGTTTATATTCAGATCAACCCCCCGCTAAATCGGCGGGACAGAAACAGGAGACGCACATCATGGCAAGTTTGAAAGAGATCATCGCGTCCGACCCCGCCGTCGCTGCCGAAGTGGAAACACTGAAGGCGCAGGCGTTTGAAGCGGGGGCGGCGCAGGAGAAACAGGCAATCGTGGCGAGGGTTGAAAAAGCCCGCCCGTTCCTGTCAAACCCTGATTATGGACAGAAAGTGTCCGAAGTCGCAACGAAGGTAGTCATGGGCGAAGTGTCCGCGGAAGCCCTCGTCACTGTCGTGTCCGTGCTGGACGCCCAGCGCGAACAGGTCAACAGTGACGCCGCCGTGAAGGCGACCGTTGCAGTGGGCCCAACACCGGCGGCCGATCCGATTCCGGACCCGGCGCGTGCGCTCGCAACTGAAAACGAGGCCATTAAAGCGGCCTTGGGGACGAGGTAAAAAATGGCAATCGAGAATAGATCAGACAACACCCTGAATCCGTTTATCATCGGCGGCGACCCGTCGGCTGATGACGACGGCGTGATCCTGACGGACGGGGCGCGCTCCGCGGTCATGGCACAGTACACCCTCCTGTCGCGCGTTCCGGCGTCGCGTAAGTGGGTACCCTTCACCGACGAGACCGCGACCGATGGCACCGAGAAGCCCCAGGGTATTCTCATGTCAGGCCCGATCACCGCCGCCGCGATCGCTGCTGCGGACGTTACGGGGCAGGTGATTCTCCGCACCGGCGCACGGTTTGACCGGGCGCAGCTGGTGATCGAAAATTCCAAAACCCTCAACACCGTGATCGCGTCAGAGGACGTGATTGTCGCGGATTACCTGGTCGGTAAGGGTCTCGTGCCTGAGTACACGCAGAGCCTGTCCGAGCTGGAAAACAGCTAAGGAGTTAAACCATGAGCGCACCTGCAGGACTCGGACTCTATACACGTGGAATGGCTCCGCTGCTCGACGTGTCCAACCTCGGCCCGCTGCCGATGGGCTTTCAAGCCTTTTACGGCCGCCCCGGCAGTGCTACGATCTTTTCGCCTGATGCGGACACCGTGGATATTGATATCATGCGCGGCAATCGCAAAACCGCTAAACTCGTGCTCCGCACCGAGATCATGAATCTACTCGGATCGAATCAGAAAAACGTGAACGGGCTGAACTACACCAGCTTCGCCCGCGCCTATCCGCTGTCGATCGAGAGCGG